CTATGGATGAGTATTCTGATGAGGAATACTCAGCCTATCTAGAGTATAAAGAGTTAAAAGATAGATGTATGATAGAGCCAACTACTTTGTATATAAGTAATAAACACGAGTTCTTTAAAGAGTGGGAATACTTTGCACAAGCTGATGGTTTAGATATAAAAATAATAGAAGGAGATACTCGTATATGTTAAGAAATGTATGGCTATATCTATGCTGTGGTGTGACAACTTGCATCACACTTTTTATGGTATATTTAATTTTAAGTTCATTTTTTTATTGATTATTAATTTAAAATATGGTATACAACTTTTTAAAATAAGGAGGACAAATGTCTGATAATAACTTAGTAAATATAAATAAGATGTCCGATGAGCAAATTATGCAAGCTATAGGGCAAGATGATGGATCTAGTTTAGGAACTAATATACCTAGACTATCTATCAATAGAACACCAGAGGATGACGATGGTAATCAATTACCAGTTGGTCACTTCACTACTTACGATGGCAGCGTAGGTCAAAATGTCTATGGTAAACCTGTAACATTTAGACCATTCATTAGTGCAATGCAATACATGCACTATGATGCTGAGAAAGGTGAGTATATAAATAGATCTATTATATTCAAAAGCTGGAAAGAAGAAGCTGTGGATATACTTGGTGGAACTAAATGTGGTAAGATAGCATTTAAAGATAGATCTTCTCTAACTCCAGAACAGTTAGAGCAACAAAGAACTATAAGATGTTATAAACTTGTATATGGTTTATTATCTTTTGGTAATGGTAAAACATCACAAGGCCATGCACATAAGGTAGAAAACTTACCTGCTCTATACAGAGTAACTGGTACAGCTTTTTCACCTGTAAGTTCTGCACTTGATCAGCTAAAGAAAAGAAGAAAGCTAATGTTTAATTGCACTTTCTCTTTAGATACTAAGAGACAGAAAAAAGGCGGTAACGTTTATTATGTTCCAGAGATAGGAGTAAACGCAGATGAGAACTTAAAGTTATCTGATAAAGATATGGAAACATTAAAAGTTTTTCAAGAAGCTATTGATGTTGAAAATGCTCAAGTTATTGAGGCTTATAACAAAGCTAAAAATAAATCTGTTAGTAGCACTGATACTGTAGATGCTAAAATTGTAGAGGAGATAAGTGAAGATTCTCCAGAAGAAATACTAGCATCATAATGAATACTATACTTTTAAAAGTTCAGCAGTATCTTGATAATGTTTCAAAGAACCCTGTTAAGTTAGACAAACAACTAGTGCAGGAATTTGGTGAGGCGTGTAAAAACGCCTTGCTAAAACAGTTTGAAGATGCTAGAAGGGATAAGTTTGAACCTAGAATGTCAAACATTGGTAGACCATTATGTCAATTACAGATGGAGTCTAAGGGTGTGAAGGGTGAAGGCCAACCTTATAGTAATAAAATGAGAAATACATTTGGAGATTTAATAGAAGCATTATCTATATTTGTAATGAAGTCTGCAAATATAAAATTAAAAAATGAACAGAAGAAAGTTAAGTATAAATTTGATGGGGGAGAGATTGAAGGTAGACAAGATGTTGAAATTGATGGAAAGATTTGGGATATTAAAAGTGCATCACCATATTCGTTTGATAAAAAATTTGGAGAAGCAGGAGGATTTAGTGAAGTTGCTAGGGATGATTCCTTTGGTTATGTGTCACAAGGATTTTTATATAGCGAAAGCCAAAAGAAAAACTTTGGAGGTTGGATAGTAGTCAATAAATCTACAGGTGAGTGGGCAGTATGTGAAACTCCTGCCTCTGCAGAGGAGCATAAAGAGAAAGCATTGAATACAGCTAAGGATAATTATAAAGCAATAAAAGAAGGTAAACCTTTTAAAAGATGTTTTAGTGATGTAGCTGAAACTTTTAGAACTAAGCCTACTGGTAATAGAGTTTTGGGTTTTGTGTGTTCATATTGCCCATACAAACTTCCTTGTTGGGGAAGAGATAAATTGCAGTTGTTACCGCAACAGCAATCTAAAGGTAAGAATCCTAAATGGGTTTGGTATACTTCTGTTACAAACCCTAGGGAGGAAACTAAAGAGTTTAGTGGTGGATAGTTTGAGGGGTCTATTCATCACTAACTCTAAGTGTATACAATTTATGCATTTATATTTTGTAGTATTCAAAGATAAAAAGAAAGAAGATTATAAATTGTTTAGCAATAATTTATTTGATGAAGAAAATAAAGCAGAACATTTTGGTAAGTCTAGTATGAAAAGAGGATTTGAGCATAAAGTATTAGAATACAATAATGAAAATTATGATAGGTATTGGCGTGAAAGGTAAAGACAAATTAAATTTTATAAACTCTGTCAAAGTTATAGTTACACCTTGGCAAAAGGGTTTTACTTGTGGTATAATTATGGATAGTAAATCTGTAATGACTACTGAAGAATATGAATTATGTTCCACAATAGCACGAGGCATGATAAAGATGGCAACTACAGATCCCCATTCAACTTTTTTATGGGGTCTTCGTGGATTTGCTGATGATAAAAACAAGAAAGGTAAAGATCTTAGTATTAGTTCTGTAGCAGAGTTTGATGATGAATCTAATGTTATTGATTTTTTAGAGTTCTTAAAACAAAAAAGAGATAAGGAGTTAAACTAATGGCAACACATTTAGTTATGGGTGATCCTCATTGCACACCTAAAGCAAGCAATGATAGGTTTTTGTGGGCAGGTAAACTTGCAGCAGATTTAAAACCTAACACCATAGTATGCATGGGTGACTTTGCAAGTATGGATTCACTATCAAGTTATGATAAAGGTAAAAAACAATTTGAAGGTAGGAGATACAGAAAGGATATAGACCATGCCCATGATGCATTAGAAAAATTTAATAAAGGTCTTAATGGAAGACGACTAAGAAAGATCATGCTTCTTGGTAATCACGAAGATAGGATAGATAGAACAGTAGATGACATACCAGAACTTGAAGGTACAATTAGTACAAACGATTTTAAATTTGAAAAATTTGGCTGGGAAGTTTATCCATACCAAAAGCCTGTCAATGTTGATGGTATATATTATTGCCACAATTATCCTACTGGTGTCATGGGTAAGCCTATTAGCGGTGACAATGTTGCTCGTTCTCTTCTCTTAAAAAATAAAGTATCTTCTACTGTAGGACATATACATACATTTGATTATGCCATGTGTGCTTTACCTTCTGGTAGAAAATTAATGGGATTATCTGCAGGATGTTACTTGCATCATAAGGAAAACTATGCTAAAGCTACACAGCAAATGTGGTGGAGTGGACTTGTAGTTAAACGTAATGTATCTAAAGGAGAATACGATTTAGAAATGATAGAGTATAATACAATTAGGAGAAAGTATGGTAAAAAGTAAAAGAGTATATGAAAAGAAAATAGATCATAGTCATGATATCTCATATGAAAATGAGATTACATATGATAGTGTTAATGCACCTGCACATTACTTACATGGTAAAAAAGAAACTATAGATGTAATAACTGATTGTATGACTAATGATGAGTTTCATGGGTATCTAAAAGGTAACATACTAAAATATGTTTCAAGATATAAATGGAAGGGAGAACCACTAGAGGATTTACAAAAAGCTAGTTGGTACTTAAATAGATTAATAAAGGAGGTTAGTAATGGCAGCAGTTAAACAGGCTCTGTTAGAAGTAGAGGAGTTCGTTCAAGGTTGTTTAAAGGATGGTAGAACTTTAAATCAAACTATAAGAGATGCTAGGGAATCTACACTAGCTAAATCTAATCCATATTTAGATGATACAGAATTAGTAGAAAATAAATACTACCAATTTAAAGGAGCACAATAATGAGAGATATGTTTATAGAAGCCTTAACAGCTAAGTATGAGGCAGATATAAAAGTAGCTAAAGCTACAATAAATGTATACATGGATAAGTCTGTAGGTATAGGTGAACATCCACAGTTTATACATGAGATTGATAAACAACTAGAACTAATTTCTAGTGCAGAAGAAAAACTAGAAACACTAAAAAAACATTATCCTACAGAGGATGATATACCATTTTAATAGGAGGGAAAGATGGAGAAAGAACCAAAAGGAAAACAATATTTAATTGATGCAAAACAATTACAGGATATAATGAAGTATCTAATGACAAGACCATATGCTGAAGTATATGCGTTAATGCACATAATGACTACGCTTAATCTTGCAGAGTCAGATGGAGGAAAGGATGGCGACAAAAAATAATCTAGATCCATATACAGGATTATTGTTTGAATTAAAGATTGGTCTTAATGAAAAGAACTCAATAGTAATTGACTATGGAGGTAAACCTGTAGGTAAGATTAGAGAAGCCTTAAAAGGTTTTCCTTATCAAGCTAATCTTTGTGCCGCTATAATTAACCATGCTAACTCTTTAGGTAAGAAATTAGAATCTGATGTTAAACAAATTATACAAACACTGTAGAAAACTATTTTGGCATAATGTAATTATGGAATTTCTTGAAAGGTATGCTTCTAATTTTAGTAGCTACCTTTGGAGGAAGAGATGGGGTGATAGATCTTTGTATCAATCAGACCAAAAAAAAAGGCACCCAGAGTAAATACTCTAGATGCCTTGTTGTTGCCTGTGTGGGGAGTCTTTATGGCTCCCCTTTTTTTTATTTTATATTAACAGTTCCAAGCACGCAGTGCTTTATTAATTCTACTGTTAGGATCTCTAGCTGTTTTAGCAGATGTAAGTTTCTTCTTCATGCCTTTCATCCTCGCACAGAAGCTAGCACGCCTTTTGTTTCCCACCTTTTTACTTGGGGCTTTTAGATTCCCCCCTGTTGCACGATTGTAAGATGCACGCCCTTTAGCATTTAAGCCTCCAGATTCACTCTTACCTTCCTTTCGTTGCCATGCAGGTGTCTTAGCCATTATACTTTCTTAGCTAGTTTCTTATTAATTTTTTTCTGTACACCTTCGGGTAGTTTAGAAAATCCTTTATATTTTTTCTTCATACCAGTAGGTTTCTTTTTCATATTAGTTTTTTTCATTCCATACATTAGCTAAATCTCCTATATTGTTTTGTTTT